TGGTTGATGGTGCCATCGGCTAGTACTTCTACAATTTCAGTGTCTTTCATTTTGTTTCTTTCTTGGGGGTGTTGTTGGGGGATTGTTTACAACGGTCAGCATGCCATCGTGTATACATGCTCACGCTTGCAGTTTTTCCACAGTGCTCGCAAGTTTTTTTTATTTGACTTGGATGATTACCGGCTTTGAGCCTGTCTAGATTCGAACTTGGACCGAGCAGGTTATGTGTACCTTCTTTGATTCGTTTGGCATTGTGCTCGGGCCCAAGTAAATTGTGTGTTCCGGCTTCTACAAGTTTTTTGTTTAATTTGCCGCCAGCGTTAGGACTGTTGCCATTTTGCCAGTGGTGTATACCTGCTTCGCTACGCCATATACTTGGATTATTCTTAAGCCAGACGTGATTGCCATTCTCATATGCTTTTTTAGCGTTACGGCCATCCTTGTTTGGATTGCGATCGCCTTGTAAATTATGCTTACCTTCCTGAACTAATTTATTTTGCTTTTGTCTACTATTTTCTCTTGCTTGCGGATTTTTCCTCATATAGTGATTATCGCCGGCAATTTTTTCTGCTATAATTGGATTTTTCATTGGATTATTATCTGTATCAAACCCAATAGGGTCTACAGTTTGATTCATGCAACCCGGTTTGCCATAATGTTCTGCTAGATACTGCCCTTCGAGTCTTGTTACCTGTTCAACCGAATCAGCATATTCAAGTATTTCTCGAGTTAGTGTGGATTTATCTTTTATAGAACTAGGCCAAAGACCGGACCCAATGTAGCCATCGTTGATGTTTTCTGTACTATGTCTTCCAATATAGTATTTGCCGTTTATGTGAGTTGTTTTGTATATAAAGTGTTTCATGCTTTTATTTATCATAGTCCGTAGCATTACTAAGAATAATACACTCAAAACATAATGTTTGTCAAATAATTTGGCCAACAAAAAAGCGCCTTGCGGCGCTTTTCTGCTTCTTCCCATCCCTGGGTTGAATAAACTTTTCGTTGTTGCTGTTTGATTAGCTGAACGATAAATTTTGCACTGCGATTTCCCCAACATAATCTGCTGCGTTTCCAAAACTGCTCGCAGTATTAGTGAGCTCGACAAATCCGTAGCGAGTCATAAAGCTAACTACTGGTTCGAATGTACTTGGATCCAATACAACACCACTACTCATCAACGGAATGTATGGGCAGTAGAACGCGGCAGCGTCAGCTTCACTAGAGCCTTTGTAACCAACTAACACAGCTTGTGTATCTTGTGCGTAGCTGTTTACAAACACACGCATAGCACCATTCAATGTACCAACAAACTTGGTGTTTGTAGGAGCTTCAAATGTGCCTTCTGTTGTGCGAGCAAAAGCAGAAGTGGTTGCAGATTGCAATACTGTCAAACTAGCTGGAGATACAACAGCCCAGTTACCTGCGCCACGGCGTGTACGCTGAGCGATCAAGTTAGCAACGCGGTTGATCAACACTGCCAAAGCGGCATGCTCATCACCAACGAATGTTGCTGTACCAGATACAGTAGCTTGGTTGTATGTGTACTCTGTTGTAGCCAATGTTTGTAGACTCAAGAGGATCTCTTGGTCAATCTCAGCTGTGATCTCTTGTGCAAGAGCAGCCATGATTTCAGCTTCAACATCGATGCCATGCATAGCTTGAGCATCTTGTGCAGATTCAAATGTCCAACGAGCTTGGAGTTTGCGTGTCTTAGCTTCAACAGCTTGCTTCAAGATCTGTACGGAAATTTGCTTACCGCCTGTACCTTCCATTGTAGCTGTGTTGTTACCAGTATAGCCAGTAGCTGTACTAGAACTTTGTGGCTGTGTGGAGTATGCAGTTGCAATGGTAAATGGTGACAAAGCTTCTTGGCCAGCTGTTACACTTGTTTGTGCCAAGCTGTTGTCTGTTAAAGACTGAGCATAGCGAACACGCAATGTGTGGATTTGACCAACTGGGCCTGTCATAGGCTGAACACCAACCAACTCGTTAGCAATAACAGTTGGCATAACACGACGGATTACTGGCAGAATTACACGGTTTAATGTAGCAATGTTACCAGATGCAGTTGAACCAGAACTTGCGTTCTCTTTCAAGTACTTCTTTGTGTTCTCAAGGATTACACTCATGGAAGAACGCTTAGAACCTTGTAGGCCTTCAAGCAACGCTTCCTTAGTTTCGTCCCAACGACTTTCGATTAATTCTTGTGACATTTAAGTCTCCTTTTTGATATCTTTAAATTACAGCCCTGCCAACCGCTTCAGATTAATGACATTGCTTTCGCTTTGCTCATCAGCATCTTGGACACGGGCAGATTTATCGCCAGTTACTTCGGACAATGATTCTGTGATCACTTTTGTGGCTTTCACGGAACGATCTTCCAAAACAGCTGGTAGATACTTTTCGAATGCGGCAGACAAACGCTTAGTCTGTACGCTTTCGAGCAAATTACGCATGATTTCACGCTTCTCATTGTTTAGAGGAGCGAGCAATTCTTCCATGGCGCTTTCGCGTTCATTGGATTCCTTGATCATACGGATTTCGCGTTCTTTGGACTCCACAAGTACTTTCGCCTTTTGTGTGAGTTGGATGGCTTCGGCCAGTTTTGCATCTTTCTGAGCTAATGCATCGTGTAATTTGCGAACTTCTTGCTTCTCATTTAAGTGAGTAGCGCCAAATTCTGCGGCATACGCTTCAAAAATACGACGACCAAAATTGTTCTCGCGAGCAACTTTGATGTCTTCTTGCAACTGACTGAGTTCGGCCTTGAGATGCTTGCCAACAGCTTGACTCATCTTGGCGGCAGATTCTTTTACAAATCGTGTCTTCAATGTTTCAAGTTTGCTACGAGCTTCACGCACTAAACGAACTTTTGTATTAACTACATCTTGTTTGTCTTGTGCAAATTCTTGAATCTCTTTAGCTAATGCATGTACGATAAAGCCTTCCAATTTCTGGAGACCTTCGTTGTGCATTTTACGATCTTTACGCAATTCGCCAATTTCTTCTGCTAATTTGGTTACCATAAAGTCGTTAAACTTTGTGGAATTTTCTTTCATCTTAGCTTGGAAACGAACGCGATCTTCAGCAAGTTGAGCTTTTTCAGCTTGTACTTGTTGTAGTTCATCAGTAAGACCATCTGTTATCATGCGATCCAGGGCTTCTACCATTACTTGTTTATCATGCTCATAGCGTTGTGCAAACTCTTCGCGGAGTTCTGCACGGGCTTGTTCTTTGGCTTCAACTAACTTGGATTCCCAAGCTTCATTGATTTCTGCTTTCGCATCCTCAGAAATTAGCTCGCTATCTAATAACGGTTTAATAGCATCTAGCATATTATTTCCCTTCAATCTTGAGACCTTGTATCAAACGAAGAACTTCGCTCTTTACAAATCTCTGTGCTTTGTTGCCTTTAGCAGGGTCCTTAAACATATCTAGCAACTGCTGACCGCCACGATGATTCAGTAGGCCTTCATAAATTGCTGTTGGATATGCATTAGGAGCACTTGGTTGAGCAACCACATCAACAGTGACTATTTCAAAGTCACTGACATGTCCGTTTGCGTCGTTGACATTTCCAGATCCACGACTGCTAACACCTAGTTTAACACCGGATTCTAACATTGTTTTTACTAATGTTCCCATCGGTGTTGGTAATATCTTTAGTTTTCCATAGCCTGCAGGGCCATCCATCCACATTTTTTCAATCATGTGACTTACACGATCCAAGTTGATCTTTAAATCATCTGGGTGATCTACTTCACCTAAAACTGAATGACCAGTTTTAATCTGTTCGTTGATAGTGTCTACTGCCTTGGCAATTTCGTTTACAGGATATACTCGCTCGTTGGCATTGCGAACTCCGCCCTCAATACAAATGCCTTTGAGGTACAAGTTCTTGCCAGAACCATCCGCGGCTTCCTCAGTCAGGATTTCTGCCCTGGCCTGAGTGAAGCTTAGATGTTCTTTAAGATATGTATAGCGAGCCATATCTACCTATTAACCTCTTGGAAAAGGTGTCTTTGTATTAACACCGGCTGCTTGTGCAGTTACTGGCTTTGGTGCTGGTGCCAATTTACTACCGTCTTTAGCTGGAGTGTTTTTAAAAGTACCTGCGCCTGGCAAATTGCCTTCGCCCTTACTGTAAGCGTTTGATGGCTTCTTGTAAGCGGCTGTGCCGTCTGGGTTCTTCTCATCTGGGCTACCGCCTACTGGCTTACTTGCCATACCGGCTGCACCTGAATTAAATGCTGTTGTAGACTTTGTGTTTGTTCCAGCTGGCTCAGTAGTAACTGGCTTTGGTGCTGATGGCAAACTGATGTTTTCGCCCAATGGCATGTCAGCAAATTCAGCTGTGTCGTCCATTTCTAGCTCGTCGCCTTGCATATCGTGGTTGCCTACATCATTGCGCTCAGCATCAAATTCATCTTCTTCGCCGTGCTCGCCGCCCATAATAGCTTCAAATTCAGCCATTAATTCGTCTAACTTGTCTTCCAAGTCAACTACGCGATCTTCAATGTCGCCTTCTTCATCATGATCGTTTTCCATATCATGAGTCATTTCTTCGCCTTCTTCTTCAGCTTCGTCGTCAAACTCAGCATCATTTTCCATGGTCATACCTTCTTCGTCCATTTCGACGTCGTCAATAAGATCAGGAGCGGCATCAGAAGTCATATCTTCTTCAAGATCTTCTTCGTCATCTTCTTCTTCATCTTCGTCCAACTTGTTTTTCTTCTCGTCGTACTCGATGTCTTTAGCAACTTTTTTACCAGCTTTTTCAGCTTTGTCGTCGCGCTCAGCACTAGACTCTTCGTCTTCTTCTTCCATAAGACTCTCGTAGATTTCGCGTGATTTCTCAACAACGATATCATGGAAAAGCTCACGGGCTTTTTGTTCTTCATCATTAATCACATATTCGATTAATTGTTCAAATTTATTAGTCATATTTTCTCCTTAAGGTATGGCTCGGTAATATATTTACATATATTACATAATCTAGGTACTTTAACGGTGATTTTCTGTCAGAAATGACAGTTTTTTTACAGGCCTGTAGGAGGCTCAGGTGCAGGTGCGTATTGGCGTTTTATATCTTTTAGTTTTTCTCTGTATTCCACGGACCTGATATCGTTCATTTGGCGCAGTTTATTAAGCTGGCGCAGAGTCAAACGGGTTTTGCGAGTATCGCTTAACCGCGGTTGAGTATTGTCTTGACTTAGGTCCTGATAAGCTTCAGGACTGCGGTCATATAATTCATTTAAGATCATGCTAGTATTTATAAGCCTGCGCCAGAAGCGCCAGCTGGAGCCGCTACGGCACCTTGGCCACCAGGGCCTGCTGTGTTAGGTACTGCTGGCATAGCGCCTTCAGGAGCTTCACCACCTGGAGGTGCCTGTGATAATTCAGCGTTTTGTAGGTCAGATTCAATGCCAGCTGGGGTTACGCCCACGCTACGCAAGTCTTGTCCTTGTGTGGTTTGAAGCTCAGGCTCGTCGCGCTCTTCTTTCCACATCTGCTCATTTTCAAGTAATTCTTCTTCGGTCAAGCCCAAATAACGCTTCATTAAGAATCGTTTACTCATATATGGCAAGGGTTCTAGCTGTGCAAATGCTTGAATTTTGCTGTTATCTAACTCACTTTGGCGATAACTTGCAAAGTTTTGTGGCTCGCAAAGTGCAATATTAAACAGACTGCTGTCAAGATTGAAGCCTCTCCAGCGTAAAAACATCTTGAATTCGTCATCTAATTTCTGCATAATCAGCTTTTGTAAGCGTATGCAGTACTGGTTAAAACGGTATTCTTGTATCAATGCTGTGCCTACACGACCGTCATTCATAGCTAAATTTGAGTCGTCTGGGCCTGTTGGCAAGTAGCTACTAGGCACACGCAAGCCACGAGCCATCTTGTTATTAAAATATTTTAAGTCATCAATTTCGCCTAGGTTCTGACCGCCTGGCAATACATCAATACTGGATCCACGACCGTCTGCTGTCTGTGGGAAAAAGTAGTCTTCGTTGATACTTAATGGATTATAACTAGCATCCATCATGTTTTGTCCGCCACCTGTTACAGTAGGAATACGGCGTTGATGCATTTCATTTTTAACACGCTCAACAAAGGCCATGGCCATATGACTAGGCATGTTGCCCACATCAATCTTGAACAAGCGGCGTTCTGGAGCTCGTTGAATACGATAGATCAATACCGCATCTTCTAATAATTCTTTTTGTTTGTAAACTTTGTAGATGTTTTCTAGAATACTTTGTCCAAATGGCCAGAAAAAATCAAGACCTTCGTTTAGGCTCAAATGCACAATATGACGAGCATCTAAACAGGATTCGTTCATGGCCTGCACAAAACGATTGTTACCTACTCCGCCGCCGCTTACTCCAGCTCCGCCACCAGCTCCGCCGCCAAAGGCTGAATTACCTGCGCCTTGACCAATAGTGCCAGTTGGACGACTAACATAATAGTCCTGTGTGGTTTTTGATGCCACAGTCATGTTTTGGAAATTAGGATTAATATCGCGAATCACATACTGTTCTGGACGCTTGCCTTGGCTTTCGTTAACAATAACGCGAGCTACTTTGGTCATATCAACCCACATCATTTCAAATGTTTCTGGGTCACGAACAAATACTTGATCGCCGTACTTGATAGTGTTACGGAATAATTTGAATATGCGCTGATCTAGTTTATTAAGTTTTGTCCACTGTTGTAGCTGTTTCTTAATAATTTCTACTTCGTGATCAGTTGGTTTATCTTTGAAGTGTATATCAAACGGAGTTTCGTTATCTTCGTTGATCTGTGTTGAGAATTCAGCAATAATGTCTAAACAGGCATTAATCTCAGAATCCATATCCATATTTTCGTATTGATTATAGCGTTCAACACGATTAGGATGTCCTGTGTATACTTCTGGTAGTCTACTGGCATAGTTGCGAAATGCAAAATCATTAGGAGTATTAATACCTTCGCCACCACCAGTATTACGGTTATAGCCCGGTAATCCAAATTGATTTGATCCGGAAATTGGACTTAGTTGTCCACCAGGTGTTGCAACCTTAAAATACTTGCGCCACCCACCATTAGGGCCTCTGCGGTTATTATCTGCCATAGTAAGTTATTTACCGCAGTTTAGCTAGTAGCTTTTAATTGTTGTTTCTGTACTGATAACTGTGCAGTCTGTACACGCAACATTTCGGCAAATCCAGATTTTAATGCGCCGATCAGATTTTCATGCAACATGCTAGGATCATTGGCTGCCATTGCAGTTTCTCCGGTGGATGCTGTTTTGTCTTTGGGAACTGTTAGATCCGTGGGTTTACTTACACTGGAACTATAACTGCCTGTAGGTGCCGCTATTGGCGCTTGCGGTGTAGTAGATGCTGTTTGTACAGCTGGCCCACCCATTTTATTAAACATGTTCATCCAACCGGATGCATATTTTTCTGCTGTCAAACCGTTATTGGCTGCCAGTGCTTGAGCACTCATTTTGCCTTGTGCATTGCCTGTGTACCAGGTGTTGGCAACCGCAGACAAACTGCCATTATTTTTGGCTAGAATTTCTTCAACATTTTTGCGAGCAATTAAATCTTGTATTTCTTTAGGAGCATCTTTGGCTTTTTTAAATTCAGCACCAATACTAAATTTCTTGGTTAAAGACTGCCATGTGCTGTCGATATATTGATATGCACCTGATGCAGAACTGCCTTTGGCCTGTGCACCATAATTGCCGCCGGATTCTTTGGCACGAATTGTGGATAAAATCTTATCAACATCGCTGGCGTTTTGCATTCCTCTAGCACCGGTAGTGTACCCACCGCCGCCGGATTTGGCTGTGTCAAATGATGTGGCACCACCGCCTTTGGCCATTTCTTCTCTAATGGCTTTAGCTCTAGCTGTATCTCCCGCGGCAGTAGCATCTCTTAATTTTGATTCAAGTTGGTGTGTAGTTTTGCCTGCTAGGAAATCCAGTGGGTGTAGAATATCTTCTACTAGATCACCAATCGTTTCTATAGCACCAGCTAATATATTCATTGCGGCAGTTACTGGGCCTATACCTATCTCAACCAAACGATCCAATGCCTGTTGATAATGCTGTTGTTTAACCTGCATCAATGTCATGTTTTTTGCGGCAGCTTCAGCTTGATCATTTTGATAATGCGTAATTTTAGCATTGGCTTCTGTTTGATCCTTTAAGTTGGCCATTGCGGCAACTTCTGCACCAATACCTGCTACTGCATCTGCGGCTCCTACTGCTCTTAGTCGATCAAACTTTTGTTCATTGGCTACAGCTTCTTCTCTCATGCTGTTGGCAATGGTTATCTGATCGGCACCTTTTCTTATCAGTTCAGCAGTTCTAGGAAAACCAATTTGAAATTGACGGGCAGCCGGGCTAGTAACAAATCCAGTGGATATGTCACGCATACCTTGTGCTAGATTTTTACCCCCAGCTTTTAATACTTGAACACTGACATTTTGAATGTCTTCGTTTTGTTTTCGTAATTTTGAAGCCAATTCGTGGTCGCCGCGTATGTCTGCTTCTTTGGCTTGTCGTTCGCGCAGACGAATTGAAGCTCCAAATCGTTCTTCTGACAGAGCAGACTCTTTAAGTTTAGCCTGCTCATCGGCACTGGCGCCAGTAAGTTTAGTGAGTCTATCTTGCTGAACTAGATATTGTTCAGCACCTTCGGTCAGTTGCTCTTGAGTTTTATTTCCTAGCTCGCCTTGTGCCGCTTGTAGTCTTAGATAATTTGCTGTACCTTTGTTAAGACTATCAATAGTAAAGCCCATCATACGCAAATGATCGCCAAAGGCACTTTCACGAACTGCCTGACTCATTTCAGCAAACTGCGCTGTACCGTCTGCTACCGTACCACCCAATACTGCTAGATTGTCAGCACTGTCTTTAACCAGTGCGCCTAAATTGCCAATTTGTTTTACTGTATAACCAAACTGTTGTAGGTTAGTAAAAACTTCATCTAAACCACCAGAGATAGTTGTAGCACCAATGGCACTTAAATCTTGATAGCTTTTATATAGAGCATCTGCCTGCTTGCTTACTGCTTTACCATACTCTGCCAGCGACAGGGTAGCAAATTGTACAGTTTTAATTAATAATGAAAATTCTGGAAAAAGTACACTTAGATAATTGCCAAGTTTATTGATTCCAGCCGCTGTTGAATCAATGGCCTTGTTATATGCTTGTGCGCCAGATTCATTTCTCAAAGATCCCAGTGTGCCAGTAACAGCATTTACTGTATTTTTCATGGCATCTAACGACTTGTTAGCTTCGGCCATTTTTTTGCCAAACTCGCTATTATCAGTCTTTTTAGTTTTGACATCAACACCCAGGGCCGCGGCTAATCCTTTGTTAATTTCGATTAGTTCGCGAATGCTATCGTTCAGCGCATTAATTTGATCGTCATTGATATCAGCCATAATTATACTTATCCAAGGAAAAACCCATGAATCCAAACAACCCTTTATCACAGTATTTTAGACAGCCTGCGCTGTACATTCGACTACCTAGTCAGGGTAATTTTTATCCAGAAGGCACACTAGCGATGCCGCAGAACGGTGAATTGCCGGTGTTGCCCATGACGGCCATTGATGAAATTACCTATCGTACTCCAGATGCATTGTTCAACGGTCAGGCAGTGGTCAGTGTTATTGAAAGTTGTGTTCCTAATATCAAAGACGGCTGGTCAGTGCCTAGTATTGACATTGATGCTATTCTTGTTGGTATTAGAATTGCCAGTTACGGGCAAAATATGGATTTTTCTACCGAATGTCCACAGTGTCAGACCATTACTGAACTGGCTTTGGATCTGCGTACTGTATTGGCTAAGATGAAAACTCCAGATTTTGAACACAGCATCAAGCATGGCGATATTGAAATTTTCTTTAAACCACTCAGCTACAAAGAAGTTAACAGCAACAATCAAGTACAGTTTGAAGAACAGCGAGCACTACAGATGTTGCCAGATCTCAATGACAACGGCGAAGCTAACCAAGAAAAAGTTATGGCATTGAGTCATGCACTCAAAAAATTAACTGAAATTACTGTACGCACAATCGCCCAGAGTGTGTCATTGATTAGAACTCCCAATGCCATGGTCAACCAGCCCGAATTTATACAAGAATTTTTTAAGAACTGCGATCGTTCGCTGTTTAACGATATCCGAGATCACTTGGTAAAAATTAAATCTGATTCAGAACTACAACCAGTTGATTTAACCTGTCCAGAGTGCCAATTCAAATACGAGCAACAGCTTACCTTGGATATGACAAGTTTTTTCGATCGCGCCTCCTGACCTTACCTCCTGAAAAAATTTCCGAGCTGATTGAGGAAATGAAAAAAGAGTCTGCTACAATCAAGGAGGAGGCGTTAAAAATGGCCTGGTACATGCGTGGTGGAATATCATACGATCAGGCTTTACATCTAAGTTCAGACGAGCGTACTTTAATCAGTGATCTCATCAAAGAAAACTTGGATACTACTAAAAAATCTGGATTGCCATTTTTCTAATGTTAGACTTAGCCACTGTACAATCAGATATAGAGCACTGGATAGAAACTTTTGTAGAAGTTCCGCACCCAGCACTAGGCGGCTGGGCTCCTTGTCCATATGCTCGCAAGGCCAGACTGGATCGTGACTTTACCGTTAGAGTAGGTGTCAATCCTTATTTTGATCTGGTCAATGTTGCCCGTGATGGTATAGGTGGCAAGAGTGTGTTAATTCTTGCCTACAATCCTGATGAGTTTTCTTATGAACAATTTGCAAGTGATGTTACGGCTGCCAACGAAGAAGCTTTACTGCCCAAAGGTTTCATAGCGTTGGAAGATCATCCTGGCGATCCTGAAATTGTCAACGGTGTTTCAATGAATCAAGGTACCTATGCACTGGCACTGGTTCAAGATCTCAGCGATCTAAATGAAAAAGCCCAGCTTGTTGCCAAGAAGGGCTTTTATGACACTTGGCCTGCGGACTATTTAGAAGTCTTGTTCAAACACCGTAAAGATCCACGGGCAACTTGATCTTACTGTCACGCTTGCACAGCTGACGATATTGATCAGTGTCCTGACTCCACTCTTGCCCAGTCCACCACTCAAATCCTTGTATATCAGCCTTGTACAGACTGGATCGCTCGTAGCCGGGTCCTAGATAAACATATTCATAGCCTTCGCGTTTGGCCCAGGCTATTTCGTGCTCTAGACTACGACTGCCTAATCTGGTGTGTGGCTGACTATAATCCCAGGCAAACAAACTGGTTTCTATGGCCTGATCAGAATAGTGTCTTAGTTTGGCCCAGGCCACAAATACATCACTCTGGTAATAGGCCATAAAGCGATCCGACGGCAAGTGTTGTCCAATTTCAAAATACTTTTTGAACTTTTTATAGTAGCAGTAGGCAGTATAGATATGATCCATTTCTGTAAACTGAGCCGGCGTAGGATTTTCAATAATACAGGCATCTGGCAATAACTCATAATCGGTGTTGGCCACAGCAACACGAGTACTGCGACTTTGATACCATACTACTTTGTTGTTGCGTATCGATTGTAAAAATCCAAAGTCTAACGCGGCATTGTATTCTTCTGGAGCTACATCAACTAACTCACAACCAAAGTGAAAAAACTCACCCTGTTCTTGGTGGCCAAAATTATGTGCGAACTGTATTTTCATATAATTATATATGTATATTAAAAGTTAAGGAAAAATAATGGCAGACTTGTACACAATTTGGGCAAACAAAGAAGGCGACATCTCGGACTTGGACTGGGTCAACGGAATGAAAAGTTTCTTTGATCATTTGATCGCCGAAGGCAAGATGGAAAGCTATCGCATCACTCGTTGCAAAATGGGCTTCCGTAGTATTACTGACATGCCCGAGTGGATGATCTTGATGGAGTTCCAAGACATGGCACAGATGGATTCGGCGTTTCGCCGCGTGGCTCCTTTAGAAGGCGAACTAGAAGTCAAACACAAAAGCTTCAATCAATTTGTTGCCGGTGACATACAACACGCACTGTTCCGTGATTGGCCTGATCAGTTCTAATGTATCCAAAGAATATTATTCTTTGTACCCAGGATCAACCGGGCGAACGAGATTGGATCAGTCAGCTATTTCCAACTTATAAAAATGTGGAAACTAAATCTAGCGGCCAATGGCAGTTGCCTGCAGACTCTAATACCATTTGGGAAACTCCTTATATCGATCACAGTTATCAAGATCTCCACAGGTTGTTAGACAATTCCTACTCAATCAAAACCGTTTTTACACAAGACTTGCCTTATGATTTTTTAATTGGCGACAATCTATGGACTGAAACCGAAGATTTAATTATACATCCTAGCATAAGATTTAGCACCAGTACTAGCGGCATATCACAGTATATGATGTTTACCATGACTAGGTGCGCCACGGTACTACAGGAAGAAATACTACAGAAAACTTATACAGCTATTGCTGATCATCATGCTGTACCCAGCAACACTGATGTAGTACAGCAGTGCAGTGATCCAAACACTTTGATTTGCTTTATGTATCGTCAAGACTGGTGGCGTTGGGCCTGTAGCAAGCTGATTACAGCTAGAAACATGTTGGATGATCATACCGCACTGCACTATGATTCTCCAGTGAATTTTGATCAGCTGACTCCAATAGAAATTACCAAAAACGATTTAGATCAGCTAGAGTCTGTTCTTAAACGAACATTTAATCTTTGGTGCAATATCAGAATGATTTATCCTAATCATACAGTTGAACTGTATCGTTTTGAAACTAGTGTTTGTAACCAACAGGCAACACATCTAGCCATTCCTTACAGACACGAAGATTTTATTATCAACTATGAATCAGCAAAGCAATTATTTCTTTCTGACTATCTTACTAAATGGCAAACAATAGAATCAAATGTTTTAAAACATTTATCTAAAATGGGTATTAGATTTAACTAACTGTTCGAGATCTCATTGAGATCTATGTCTTTCGCTAAAGCTCAGACATGATTGTTTTTCTTACGCATTATCCAGATTACGCGGTCACAATTCACCGTATAACGGTGAACTGACTCTACATTATCCGAGTGTAGCTGTCATCGATTCTAATGAGATTGTATGTACACCATACACGGAGGCGGTTGACCGGTACCCCCTACTCAAGCTTCACATATCAACGGAACCCTAGTAACCCGAAATCGATCCAAGTCCTATAAGCACGGGTTGTATCTTTTTCATCAGAGCCCGAACCATTTGTTGCCTTAAGTTAGCAATTGCCTTTCACACGCAAGCTATTCCGGACCGGGGATCTAACCGTTCCTCCTTGCGAGTCGAGCTACCTCGACCAAACAGAGTGTGTTGTTGCCTGTCTAAGTTTGTATTTTGTTTTTTATGTGACTACCATGTATACGGCAAACTATCTGCCCATTGTAGTAGTCGTCTGACTCTAGTACTCTATGATTAAATTGTTCTCTAGCTTCAATATAACTGCATTCTGCCTTTGATTTGCAATAAAATAATATTTCTCTTGTGAAGTTGCCTGCGCCTAAGCGTTCTATGTCTTGATTAAGTTCTATGTTGCTGCCGTAATAAAGTTGCCAATCACTGTCTATTTTGCTACGAATTTTTTTGCGTTTTTTGTTGCCGTTCTTGAGTTTTACTGTTTTGTATGTTGTTTTACTAAATTTTGCTAATTTTTTTCCAATGTATTTTCTACCGGTTTGATTATTTGTTATCAAATAAACAAACCCAACGCAATCTTCTGGTAATGCTTCTACAGTTTGATTTTCGAATAGCCATGTCATGGACTATTAGTTATCACACTACCATCAGCTGAGTTGAATTTCTCGTTGCCACTGTGTTTCAAATGCCGTTTTACTTAGTTGTTTGCTACAATTTCTAGCACAGACTGGATTTGGATTATCTGTACGCCAAGTTTCTTTTACTGTGGCCAAATCATCTGTGATAAAATCCGTTTGCCTACTGCCTAACCAACAGCAAGGACTAAGACGCCCCTGAGCATCCATGTACATACTTTTTTCAGCCAGGGCGTGACATTCAATTTTACCCGTAGTTTCAACCACAGGCAGTTGCCAATGTACCGGTGCTTCTAAACGATCCACCAACGGACGCTTACTAACTTTGGCACGGAACCACTTGAAACCCATTTCACGAGCTAGTTGTTCGCAGGCATCTACTTGATGTTCGTTGTGACGATATACCAACATGTCCCAGTGTGCTTTACCCCCAGCGGCAATAAAAGATTCTACATTGCTCATCAGCTTGGCCCAATTACTATTTTTACGATATATTGCATTAGTATCTTCTAGGCCGTCTATGCTGAATACACAGTAATCTTTGGGCTGGTTAAACAATTTGCCTAGCTCGTACCACCAAAATGTGCTTTGTAAGGCACCATTTGAATTCATGCCTAGCACAATATCTGGATTTACTGTTCTAAAATAACGATAAATCTCTAAAGTATAGTAGCCAGCGGCAGGATCTCCATAGTCTCCGCACATGAACATTTTGTCCAGCCCTTTGATCACACGATCTGAAAATTTTCTCTGTATGTGTTCAATCTTAAGCTGATGCTTGTTAGATTTATTGAAGTTAGGATCAGTTTCGCGAGCGCATAACGGGCAGGCCAACTGACAAACATCTGTGGGTTCTATGTGAAGTACTTTAACTCTACGCAATTTCTACATCCGTATTATAACTGGTAAAACCGTTTTCTTTGACTACCTTGAGTATGTTCTCGACACGGCCTGCTAGTTCATCTCTATGACTTACTAACCAAATACTCTTGTGTCGTTCTCTACTCATTTGTTTTAACAAGGCCAAACTAGATTCAACACCTTGTGTGTCTAGCCCGTTGTCAATCATTTCGTCTATAAACAACAGATTGATTGGCTGATAGAGACTTTCGAATACATCTCTAAAGGCCCAACTCATTGATAATATTAGTCGATTACGCTCACCACGACTCAAGTTATCAAAATCTAATTCACGACCCAGCTCTTCAATGCTGACAGTTAAGTCGTTTTGGAATACCACTGTATGTGGCAAGCCTACACGATCTAAATAGTGTGTTAGTCTAGCATTAAGATAGGATAAATTTTGCTCAATAATCTTCTTACGGATAAACGAATCTTTGCTAGTCAGCAATTTGAGCAAGAAATCTTGGTGTTCTTGCAAGCGAGTAAGTTCATTGAGTGTGTCATAGTTTACTTCCTGCAAGGCTTGATTCTTCATGTCCTCAATTTGTTCTACATAAGGATCTACTTCGGCTATTTTGGCAGATAATTGTGTTTGCAAGTTTGCCAAGTTAGCCTGATGTTTAATAGCATCTTCTTCTTTATCGTAGAACATTCGAGGCGGTTTACCTAACACGCCCAGGGTTTCGAGGGCAGTCTGTAGGTCTGATAAGAGTTGTGTATGCTCTTGGCTTGCCGCTCTCGATGTTGCCAGATCTTTCTGCTTACCTTCCAGGACCTGTTGGTGCTTCGAGTCGTGGAACGCTTGACCGCATGTGTGACAGGTGTGAGACTCAAGCGACGCAATCTCTTTCTCCAGTTTGACAATGGCTTTAGTTTCCCTGTCGGCGTCAATTTTAGCTCGGCTAATAGCGCCCGATAGTTCATTGATATCTTTGCGTTTTTGATCCCAAGCAGTATGCGCTCTGTGTGCATCAATCTCCGCTTCAATGTCGATCTCCTTGAGGCTCGAAAGCGCGGCCTCAATTTTAGTTGTCTCTTCTTCATGTTTAGTTACCCACAGTCCTTGTCTGCGTTTTAGCGACTCAATTTGCTCTTCAATGCGCTTATTGGCCTCCTGCACAGCACGAATACGAAATTCTTCTTGTGTAATAGCGTCTTTGGTTTCTTTGTTAATTTCTTTGATACGATCAGCTCGTTCTGACAGCATAGTGATACCCAGTAGCTGTTCAATGATAGTGCGTTGATCGTTGGCTTTAAGACTTAAAAATGGTTCTGTATAAGTGTTGAGTGCTAGAATATGTTTGAACATATCATGCGATAAACCCAAAGTGCGTTCAATAGCATCCTGTGTTTCTCTTGAGTCACCCTGTGCATTGTCCTCTGCAGACTGTTCTTCGTCGTTTACAAAGAACTTTAAGACATTTGGTTTACGACCACGCTCAATTTTATACTGTTTTCCGTTGACACTAAAGTCTAAGGATACCAGCATGTTCTTGCCGTTGGTTTTGTTGACCAGGTTATCTTTGCGAATATTGCTCAGTGCATTGCCGTATAAAGCATAGCTGAGAGCATTGATGATGGTAGTTTTGCCTGTACCATTACGCGATCCGTCTCCACCTAGGTCAAGATTTTCACCTAATACCAAGGTCAAGTCGCTACGGTCAAAGTCAATACCTTGTGTGGCATTACCTACGCTCATAAAATTACGAACGGTTAAATTTTTAATTTGTATCATAGGCTTCGGTAAATTTGTAACAGCAACTTATTATCGTAAAACTCAGACTCGATATTGGTAATTTGATCTGTTACAATTTGATCAACACTTTCAAAATGCACTTCTCCAGGAGCTAAATCTACTTCAACTCCAGTGTTCTTAACAGGAATCAGGGCCATTTCTCGCAAGTTATGATCTCTAATAAATGTTTCTTTGATAAAGTTAGCTTCTTCGTAGCTGATGTCAATGTCTAATTCTACACGAACATGCATGTTGGGCGCAAGTATTTTGGAACCTTGATCAATAGCCGTACTCAATTTCATAACTCGATACAAGGGTTGTCCTGGCCAAGCATAGTATTTTTCTTTTTCTCCCCACTCTAAAATCATCATGCCACGCTGATCATCGCCGGCATCAGCAAAGTTATGAGGGAAGCAGTTTCCGATATAATTGATATTTTTCTTACTTTGTCTAAGATGAAAATGCCCAGAATATACCGATTCAAATCCGTGAAAGCTTTCGACCTTGACTTCGCCGTGATCTGGCATTTCTACCATGGCATTCATCTTAAAATGCGGAAGCTCAAAGTGTCCAAACATATATTTGCCAGACAGTTTGGGCAATCGTTTATGATCGTCTCCGACTAGCCAAGGCGCAATAACTACATCGCCTTCATGAAACCAATCGTTGACAATTATGATGTTAGGAATGTGTTTAGCCCATTCAGCGCCGTGAATGTCTCGTTTGTCACGATAATATAAATCGTGATTGCCAGGAATAAAGTAAAACTTATCAAAGGCCCTGGACAACTTTTCCAGTGCTTGTACACTAAACTGTAAGGTTTGTAAGTTGATACTAGCACGATGGTTGTGCCAATCGCCTAGAAAGAATCCAGTTTCACAACCTTCTTCTTTGGCTTTGGCGATGGCCCAATCCACAAATGCTTCACAGTCACGATTGTGGACCAAACTGTTTGATTTGAGTCCCCAATGTATATCGGTAAAAACCGCAGCCTTCTTGAATAGATTTGTCATCTAGTTATTGTACTATATCATCACCTGATGTTACAATGACTTCTACGCCAAAATTAGGATCTTTCTTTCCTGCGTTCTGACGAGTCCAGGATGGATTCAGGCCGGCCTGCTCTAACATGTCGTCACGAATGTTTTGATTTTTCTTTTCTAAATTAAGAATACGAGTGAACGAATTAGTGATAGCCGCTGTATAGTAAGCAAACGGGTTCTGACTCTTGCTTTCATCAAACTGTAGGCCAATCTGACTTAACTGTAATAAGGCTTGTCCACGCATTTCTTCATTGTAAGTATAACCACGCCAGTTGCTACGAGTAGCGTATCTTTCACACAATTTCATAAACATTGTAGCTAATGTGCGTGTCATTTGACCGTGATCTTTTGAAAACTCTCCGTGTTCAAAATCACCAATCCAATGACTTTTTCCTACCTGTACTAGCTCTTTATTTTCGGTTAAACGATAGTGATAGAACGGCGGAAAAGGCAATCTAATGTGCTTAGGATCCAGCACAGGCTCGTCAATTAAGTCCGCTAACGGGTCTTCTGGCTCTAGCTCTAGCTCGAAAATATCTTCAATTTTCTTCTTTTTAGCTGTGGTCTTTGGCACTTTTTTTGGTGCCATAGGTATGTGATCCCAGCAGGTAACACGGAAAACTAAGTCAGTATTTGGAATCTTTTTAGGATCAACTACTACACCAGTTTCGCGTTTAATGCGATCTGCACGATTACGGCGTGCTTCTGCAATGGTACGCTGATTGATCTTTAGTGTAGTAGGCAAAATAATATCGTATTGATGATCGTTTACTGGATCCAAATATGAACAATATGTATTTTTGCTAAGGTGTATCTGCTTCAGGATATCTCTGTTATTGAGATAATTTACTTTTGATGGTGTTTTAACAACGGGGGAATTAGCCACTAGTTGAATCTCCTAATTTGTTATTTATTGTAGCATAAAAACCACAGTTGTCAACCTTTTAATCATTAAATTAGCCTATTTTCTTGACGGTAAATATAGTATAGGAAAACAATAATGACGGTTCCAGCAAGCCAAATAGATACATCACCAGCACCGGTTAGCCCAGAGGTTGATCCACAGGCAAGCCTAAGTGCTGGCGAAACAATCGTTAGCGATAGTGAAATTGTTACTCCACCAGTTAATCCAAACACTGGTATTACAGTCAAAACTAAAAGTGCTCAACAACAGCAAAACAGGTCTACACAGTTAAATCAAAGTAACAACTTTGACTGGCGTGTCAAGCTGAGTCTAGCACCTAACGCAAATTATCTGTACAAGTCCAGCGATGCGGCCACAGGTATTCTGTATCCTTTGCAGGCTACCAATGGTGTTATATTTCCGTATACTCCAGAAATTTCAACAGCCTACAGAGCCAAGTACAGTGAATATGATCTTACGCACAGCAACTATCGTGGCTACTTTTATCAAAACAGTTACACTGATACAGTGAATATCAAAGGAACTTTCACAGCACAAAGTACCGAAGAAGCCAACTACCTATTGGCAGTGATACACTTTTTTAGATCTGTAACTAAAATGTTTTATGGTCAAGATACCAACGCTGGCGCACCACCACCTATAGTATTTTTGTCTGGTTATGGAAATTTCCAATTTAACAATCACCCGTTGTTGGTTACACAGTTTAACTATACCTTGCCGGCAGATGTAGACTACATCCGTGCTCGCAGTTCTAGTCAGCTCAATGTTAACCTAAACAGTTTAAGAGCAGTTCAAAGTACTACCACAGCGGCCAACCCTATTTCAGCTAGTCTAAGTAGATTGGCAGCAGCCTTTACTACCAAAGGTGCATTGAACCCGGCGGCCAGTCCAAATACTCTTGGATCAACCACAACCGGCACAGCAACACCGACTTATGTTCCAACAAAGATAGATATCAACTTAACCTTGTTGCCTGTACAGAGTCGCGCCCAGGTCAGTCAACAATTCAGTTTTGGAAAATTTGCTAACGGCGATCTTCTTAGAGGAGGCTTTTGGTAATCCATGGCTACATACGATACTTCAAGTCCTTACTATTCTACACAGTTTAGTCAATTCTTTTTGGATACCATGGTCAATAGACCTATTCCAAAGTTACCGGACGATCAATACTGGCAAATAAATTTAACATATCAATACCGTCCTGACTTGTTGGCCCACGACTTATATAATAACTCAGGTCTTTGGTGGGTATTCTATCAACGAAATCCTAATACATTGACAGCACCGCCATTGGATTTTAAATCTGGAACACTAATTTACCTACCAAAGATTACTACTCTCCAAAGCGTATTAGGAATATAATATGACTACCAGTAGCTCTAATGTAGGTAATGTCCTAGTTTATTCAGCATCGCAGGTAAATCAAATTTTGCCTGTGGCCAGCGCCGGTGACATTGCAGCCTCTACAGGAGCCACAGTCATACCTAAAGCGACGGTGACAGTGGAAGCCGCACCTAGTAATATTGAGTACGGCACAAATCCTCCAACTGTAAGTATTCAGCAAACACAAGGTGTTAGTATTCCTCCAGCAGGAACTGCCATTGGGTTAAATGCAAATAACGGACCAATTGGATTTAGCCCCTTAGTAACATCTGGAATAGGTATTAATGCAGGTACTGCACAGGCCACAACCGCCACAACCAGCTTAGGTGTTGGTGCTATTGAGGACAGCGGCTATGGAAACACTTCAACTGCACAGACAACTATAAATGCAACATCTGCGACTACAATTATTACTCCTCAGGCAAATGTCTTAGACCAGTATGCTAGTTACACTTATAATTTAGGATGGTATTTGTTAACGGCTGAACAAGTAAGGAATTTACAATCAGGTGGTTCTCCAAATCCTAATACTTGGTATCTAATTGCTCGTAGCGGTGGAGCACCGGCAACAAATACATCTGGGCAAAACATATCTCCTGGTAATAATGGACAACCATCTGAACCTGCCGGCACGGCCGCCACACAATCTATAAACACCAGTGTTACAGGTCGTGCCCCTGGATTTAGTTTAGATTATTACATGGATAATCTAAACATCACTCAAGTAGTATCACAAGGGGGCACCGGCGGACCTTATCAAACCAGTGCAATGGATTTTATGGTAACAGAGCCAAACGGCATTACTTTGTATAATAATCTATACACTGCGGTAACCAGCATTTATCCTAACGCAGGAACAGATGGTGATAAAACAAATCCAGCTAGTTGGCAAAATGCTATGTACTGTATGGTCATAAAATTTTATGGGTACGACGAGCACGGAAATTTAATTACCAATCCGGGAAGATCTGGAAGCCTAGGCTCGGCAAACAACAGCGACCCAAAAGCTATATTAGTCAAATACATACCTTTTCAGATTACTGCAATTAAAGCCACAATAGCCAACAAACAAATTGAATATCATATTGAATGTGCTTCATTAGGAACTATTGCTCCAATGAGTAGTGCTAGAGGAACTATACCATTCCCAATTGAAGTGTCGGGTGTAACTGTTAGTGATGTGTTGTCGGGGAGTTCAGGTTCCGGCAATACTGTAGCTACTGGCAACGATGGCCGTCAATCGACTCCACAAAATACTCCAGCTACAGCTAGTCAGGTGACAGGAACTACATCTGCACAAACAGTTACATATTTGAATTCTGTAGCATCTGGATATAATAGTCCTCTTGGCGAAAGCGTAGGAACTTAAGATGGCAAACAACGGATCAACAACTGCTTCAATCGGGTCGTTATTACAAAATCCACTAGCAGGAATAACCAATTTAGTTGGTTCTCGTACTTCCACTAGTGCGGCTTCGCCTACAACTGCACCCGCTAATTCTGCACCGCCAAAAGCTACTGCGGCACCTACGGCAGCCAATGGCACTATAATAAAAGGATTGTGCGATATATTAAACGATTGGCAGCAAGGATTAGTAAAATCAGGAGTGTATACTACTGCCGATAGGTATAATATTGTGTTTGTTCCTCCTGAGCTTGGAGCCGCTACATTAAAAAAACCTGGATCAACGGATGATACAACTACAGGTATGCAAAACCCTAGTACTGCTAAACAAATTATTGATCCAGCAACCAATTCAAGAAATACTAACAACAGATCGTTAATGGTTGAGCAAGGTAAATCAATTATACAATTAATTGACGAAGTGATGAAAGGCAGTAGTTATATAAGCAATCAACTCAAAGCGACTACTAACGAACTAACTGGCAATTCTACTCCTTCAACTCCGGCTAACAAAGATACAGCCTGGTATAATATTACCTGCCAGGCTGTACCACTAGGTGACACTCAAGATCCTAAGCGCAATGACTGGGCCATGGATATGACCTACATTGTTAGTACATATAATATAAATCAAACTAGAAGTCCTTATGTAAATCAACCATCGTTTAAAGGTGTGTCTAAAAGTTATAACTATTGGTTCACTGGAGAAAATACAGAAATATTAAAATATGAACAGGTCATTGACAATAATTTTTGGATGCCGTTGACCGATGCTTCTGGTACCGTAGTGCAACAACCGCAGACAGACAGCAAAATACTTTATAAACAATTTTATGCCACACGCAGTGGAACCAGTGATAAAGGCGGCGCAAACGGTGTCAATGAGCCAATGGCCAATGCTCAAGATTCTTTAGTTAATGCGGTTGATTTTGCTAAAATTAATTTAACCATTATTGGAGATCCAGCCTGGATACCTCAAGGAGATACCACCGGTACTACTTCTGCTAAAAACTTTAATTTTAGTGGATTCTACAACGACGGTACTATTAATTTTGAATCAGGTGAAGTTTTATTTGATGTGAATTTTAAAACTCCTAGTGATTTTAATCTTGGCACAGGTATTATGGATGTCAATGCCACTGGTGCATCATCTACCGCAGGAAATCCAACATCCATTGGTCAAAATGCAACTTATCTGGCTACACAGGTAGTTAGTAGATTTTTTAAAGGTCGTTTCGAACAAGATTTAGAAGGAACACTATTAACTTCTGTTCCAATAGAAGGACCCGTAGTTGATAAAACCCCATTAACTCCTACTGTACCGGCCGCTGCCACTGCTAGTGCTCAAGGAGTTGGAGTTGCTAATAATGTCAGCAACACAACAGCACAACTTAACTCTTTGTTACAAAATCCATTGGCAGGAATTACAAATATTGCAAGAACTGGCATTGGTCAGTTTAATACAAATCTAAATACCTTACTGTCTGGATCTACAAATCCAACCCCCGGTATTCAAAGTACTACCTCTACTGCTAGTAGTCCTGCGGTTACTCCAGCAGGTCCTCCAGATCCAGTTACAACTAATGGGGTTGTTGCTAATCCAGGAAATGTTCCGGCCCCACAATTTATAAATCAAATTGGCACTACCTTAAATAACGCAGTTGGGCTTACTAATGTTTCACAGTTAGGTGAACTGCAAACACAACTTAATGGACTGTTAGCAGGGCAAAGTTTGTCTAGCATAACTCCGGCATCACCTATCTATGGGGCAGTTCAAGCATTACAAGGTCAAATTGCACAGGCACAGGCACAACTGTCTAACCCATTTAGAGGTACGCTGAACCCAAGCACAACACAAATAATGGCTAAAGAAAACGGTTAAGGAATAACACTATGGCAATGAATACACCGAGAGGTAAAGGGCAACCAAAAGAATATAAATTCGATCGTGGGGGTACTCCTAACGATTTTGGTCCTTTCATCGGCATTGTTATGAACAACATTGATAATACCCGCCAAGGACGACTACAAGTTTATATTGAGCAGTTTGCTGGACCAGATAGAGAAAATCAAAACTTGTGGCGAACTGTTAGTTACTGTCCTCCATTCTATGGAGCCACACAACAGTCGGGTACAACACAGGGTACAGGTACATTCGTAGGAAATCGACAAAGTTATGGTTTTTGGGCTACACCACCAGACTTAGGAGTCAGTGTGCTGTGTTTCTTTGTAGGCGGTGATCCTAGCCAGGGTTATTATGTTGGCTGTATTCCAGACCAAGGATTAAATCAAATGATCCCTGCTGTTGGTGCTGTCACTAACTATGTTGTTCAAAATGCAAATCAATCCACATATTTTGCCAAGTCACCAAGATTGCCAGTAACAGAAATAAATGCGGCTCCATCAAACACCGCTATTAGTGAAAGCCCGCAACCATTCAACCAACCTAAACCGGTGCATAGTTATAGTGCCGCGGTCTTGTTTCAACAGGGATTGAACAATGATACTATTCGCGGTCCAATTGCAAGTAGTAGCCAAAGAGAATCACCTAGTAACTGCTATGGAATGAGTACACCGGGTCGCGCTATCTATCAAGGTGGCGCTACAGACGCTACAATTTTGCAACAGGCAGATTCTGCTAGTACTAATGTAAATGCAGTCAATGTAGTAGGTCGCCGCGGCGGACATACTTTTGTTATGGATGACGGTGCTGTAGATGGATCTGATAATTTAATTCGTATTCGTACCAGCAAAGGACATCAAATTACTATGAGTGATGATGGTAACTGTTTATACATTTGCCACGCTAACGGACAGGCCTGGGTTGAACTAGGACAAGAAGGCACCCTAGATGTCTACACTACTAACTCAATTAATATGCGTACCGAAGGTACCCTAAACTTCCATTCTGATGGCGATATTAATATGTTTGCTGGCGGCAAGTTTAATGTCAAGAGTAAACAGGCGATGAATTTACAAAGTGATGAAGAACTACAAATTGCTTGTAAAAAGAACTTAACTCTATTCAGTCAAGAAGAAATTGGAGTCAGTGCCAGCGGCATGTTAGCCATTAAATCTAAGTTGGCCACCATTGATGGCGGAGCCGCACTAAGTCTTAAGGGTCTATTAGTTAGCTTAAATGGCGGCCCTGGACTACCAGTTACTACTCCCAAAGGCCTGACAAATTATATCATGCCTAACACAGAATTTAACAACACTACAGGTTGGCAAGTAAGCCCTACCGGTACAGAAAGTATCTGTACTCGCGCTCCTACACACGAGCCTTGGCCCTATCATAATCAAGGCGTTGGAGTAACAACAGATCTAAGTCAAGGGCAGACTACTCCAAGTCCAGGAGCTCCTGCAATGCCTAGTGGATTTAGTATTACTAGTTTAGGCTCTACGGCCATTGGCCTAGTAAGTGAAGCGGCCAGTACGGCCGGGGGACTTTTCTAACCGTGTCACAATTTACCTACACACTTCCTAGTGGCAATCGTTTTGTAATGTATGCTCCAGCAGGAACTACACAGGCGCAGGCTGACTATGTATTTTACAGTCAAGTTGCCGCTGGTAGTTTGGTAGGATATACAGCAGGACAAACACTGTCTGCACCATCTACCAAGTTGGCAAATTTTGCACTGAGTCGACAAGATCGAGACACTGCCGGCGTTCCTAACAGTACTATATTAGCCATTGTGTCAGGTTCTCCTATTGTTGCTCCTGTACCCAAATTAACCAATGTTCCATTAACCAGTCCAATCAACGGTGCTGACTATGCCCTAGTTAATCCGCCGTTGGGAACTAACACAGTAGGACCACTACAGCCTGCACAGGTGCAAGCATTGGTAGCACAAATTTCAAACCTAGTAAATCAACCAGCTAATGTAATCACCGCACAGGTGGGCATTGGTCAATACGGTCTTAATTGTCCACAGCTGGAACGAGCAGGATATGTTGTACCCGGAACTTATGACACTTACCTAGCTAATAATCCAGATCAGTTTGTCAGTGTAATGAGTGCGCCCGGGGTATGGACTGGACAGAATGGTGTAAACAGTGTTCAGGATGTACTAAACGATCCTTTGTTGCAAACACAGATACAAACTGAAATCATGCAGAACAGCTATGATTCTCTTACAGCGGCTGGAGTAATACAGAGTACACAACCTAACCCACCAAGTCTAAACACAGGACAAGTCTACACAACAGACAGCAACGGAAATGGTGTGCTACAAAACGCTAGTAGCATAGCATTGTTTGCCGGAGAAATTGCCTTGAGTGGAGGACTCAGCGGAATCATTGGCAACTCGTTGAGCAATATCAGCGCCAGCAATCTTGTTTCTAGTTTGTCTAATGTAAATGTAACCAGTCTTATCAACGGCGCTGTAACATCGGTCGGTAATACACTATCTAGTGTAGGAAATACTATTGGTGATATCAGTACATTGGCCTCTACTTCACTTGACAGCCTTGGTTCTACTATTACACAAGCCGCCAGCGGGTTAACCACTACCATAGCTGGAGATGTTGGCGCATTAGTTACCAATGCCAGTCAGTTTGGTACAGCGGTTACAAGCCTTTGGGCCAATGGTAGTAATCTCAGCGGTCTATCTACTCAATTGACCAGTACTCTTAGCAGCCTTAATATACCCAGCATCTCTTCGTTGACTGACAGTCTAGGGCTAGGCACATTGACAACAGGATTAACCGGTAGTTTAAATAGTCTAACTACCAACGGATTGAACACACTCACAGGCGGACTGACCAATAGCCTTGGTAGTATTGGTACTAGTCTTACTGGCATAACAGGATCGTTCTCTGGAGGAGCACTTGATTTGGCTGGCAATCTTAATGATCTAGCTTCTGGTGCATTAAGCGATGCTACAAATCTTGTTGAAGGATCATTGGGTAATTTACAAGATCTTGCCAGTGGTGCTTTAGGTAGCTTGGGCAGTAGTTTAGATGTGTTTGGTAGTATGAGTCAGTTTAGTGTGAATTTTTCATTACTGAGCAGTGATAGTTTAGTATCATCAACACAGCCTGCACCTGGATATAGTAACACAGTAAATCGTGCCACAGTAGATGCCGCTTTAACTAGAATTATCGGAAATCCGTTAGTGCCTGTTCCGCAGTTTGACTTTCCATCTGGAGTTAGTTTGGGCGCCAGCGCAGACATTACCCAAGCACAAAATATCCTAAACAGTATCAAAGGAACTGCTAGTCAACTGCTAGGCGGCAGCGCGGCCACTGCCCTAAGAACCGCTACAAATGTAGTTAATAATGCAACAACTCAGTTGAGTACAAACAGTGCCGCTGTCAGCAAACTTTTTGGATAGTGTAAATACATTATGGCCACATTCGTCGGATTTAGCACTATTAATCAATACAAAAAATTTACTCTAGTAGACTACGAGTTAGTCAAGCGCGACCTACTAAATGCGTTTAATATTCGTCAGGGCGAGCTGGTTGGCCGTCCTGGATACGGAACAGTACTTTGGAATTTTATATTTGAAAACCAAACTACTGATACTGTAAATGCAATTATCACCGAAGTACAACGAGTAGCCGGGGGAGATCCTAGAGTTTACATCAGCAACACCGAAGTATATCCACAGCAAAACGGACTACTAATACAGTTTTTTGTTAGGGTAGTT